TTTGCCTGGCTCGCATTTGTCAAAGATATTATCTTTTTTGGTTTTAAGAAACTTGTCCATGAGCAAGGAAGAGGAACAGGATTTAACTACTCAAGCGCTAGAAATGATTTTCAGTCACCCAGACATACACACACGTCTGTGGAAACCACTCAGATTACATCTGACCTACTATTTAACTTGCACCGCAATCATTCATATGATTACCATCACCATACTGGTCATCATACTATGGAAACTTATGCGAAGTTCACGTTACACGACCTCCTCGGCGTAGGATGCCAGGACGCCGTTCAGCAGACTGAAGAACAAAAGGGTTCCGATCCACTGGAAGATCTCACGACCCTGAGGAAACTGCAACTTGGTCAACTTGTTCTTACCAATGTTATAATGCACAAGCCCTTCAATGAAGAAGACAATGAAGGTAGTTAAAGCGACGACGCCAATCATTTGGAATTACGGTAGGTAATAATTTTACACATCTCAATGAAATCATCTTGACTGTAGTCCCATTTCATAGCATTTACTACAGCACAAACAAGTTGAACGTTACCAGGAACATACCCTTTTGACGGATCAATTCTGTCAGGTGAAACATTGTTTTTATTAATTATGCGACAATTACGAGATTTATAAGACTTGAAATCCATTTTTATACCAGACAAAGCACATAAACCTTTTTGTTTTTCATACAAATCAAGTAAATATTGAAGATCGATTTCAACGGGTATGTTTCTGCTCTCTGCATTATTTCTAAGATGTCTAAAAATTTTTACCATAAATACTCGTAGACCTCCTTTATCGTAATAGTTTTGCATTCTTATATTCGTACATTCCTTACAATACGTCTGTAATCCATTTTTACTAGACTTGTCTGAATGAAAATGTTCAGCAGTTTTCATTTCCTTACACATACTACATCTTGCATCTTCAATTGTTCTATCATATGTCTTTTGTTTTCTCAATGTAGATCTACAATCTTTGCAGTAATAACACAAACCATCTGAATTTCTCTTATTTTTGTGATAATTTTCCTCTGGGAGATCTAATTTACAAATAATACAAGTCTTCATTATTAGTAAGTTAGATTATTTATTTAAATGAATAGTAATAAGGAAGTATAAAGATGCAAATTTTTTGCAAGACGTTAACGGGCAAAACTATCACACTAGAGGTTGATTCCTCGGATTCGATCGAGAATGTGAAGGCAAAGATTCAAGACAAGGAAGGCATTCCGCCGGATCAGCAGCGGTTGATCTTCGCAGGAAAGCAGTTGGAGGACGGTCGGACCCTTTCGGACTACAACATCCAGAAGGAGTCCACGCTCCACCTGGTGCTTCGTCTGCGCGGTGGGATAATCGAACCGTCGTTGATCGCGTTGGCGAGAAAGTACAACTGTGACAAGCAGGTGTGTCGTAGGTGCTATGCCCGCCTTCCACTCAAGGCAACCAACTGCCGCAAGCGTGGATGCGGTCACTCGAGCGATCTTCGTTTAAAGAAAAAGGGCGCCCAATAGAAAATGAAGACCACGTCTGAGATTATGCACCAAAATCTTGGGTTGGTTCACAAGCTTTCCTACAGATACCAGCGACCTGGTATTTCTAGAAAGGATCTTGTTCAGGAGGGGACGTTGGGACTGCACCGCGCGATTGTCAAGTATGATCCATCCAGGGGAGTCAAGCTGTCGACCTACGCCTATCCATGGATAAAGTCATACATGTCAAGGTATGTTCAGAAGACCAGGAAGGCTATGGACTATCTGCCGGTCGCGGAGGTATACAACCCAGAGCCGGAAGCTGAATCCGCCGAGGTAGAAGATATCATGGCATGTCTAAGTCACGGCGAGAGGGCGATCATATCATACCTTTACATAAACAGACTATCGGTTGAGCAAGTTGCACAGGTATTGAATATTGCCCCTACGCAGGTCAGACGGTACCAGCAGCGTGCCGTGGAAAAGATGCGTCAGTGCAGGCTCAAATGATTGTTTTTCATTAATAGAAATGGAAATGTACGATTTGAATTCCGGGGGAGGGGGTGGAACACCTCTGACCTACAGTCCGAGCGTACCCGACAATGGTGCAGGCACGGGTCTCAATGTTCCGAAGCCTGGTTCTAAGACCGAAAGAGACACTGGTTACGAAGCACAGAGAATGGCTTTGGAGCGAAAAAATAATGACACTAGACAGCAAGATAAACCGATGCAGATGAGCAGCATGGCTTTTTCCACTCCCATCTCGGAACTCGAATATGAGGAGCCCATGAACAACATGATGTCAGGTGACATGCACACTGTGATTCCTCCTCAGGCGTCCGTGGCTCCCCACGAGATGCTCATGGCCCAGCAGGCACCTCCCGCCACGCCTCCCCCGGCAGCCGCTCCGGCACCGGCACCAGTCTATGAGGAGAAGAAGTATCCCCTTGGTCTGACCAAGGAGCAGTACGAGGCGCTGATCGTTGCGGTCCTTGTCGGTCTGGTATTCTATCCTGATGTCCAGGCAAAGTTGGCGGTCTATATCCCCAACTTCATGTCAAAGGATGGATCTCGCAGTCTTGCAGGTCTGGCCGCCAGTGGTCTCATCGTCGCGGTCGGTTTCTATCTGGCCCGTAGATACTTTGTCGACAAGTAATTAAAGAAATAAATCACTATAAAAATACAATTTGAGAAGAAATCTGGTTCTACAGAATGTGGTTCACGGGTTACATTTAAATCTTACTTTTTAGAATCATAGTAATAATTTTAAAAAATAATAAAAACTCTCCGAATGGGTTTCGATCCCATCACCTCAAGATTAACAGTCTTGCGCTCTACCTAATGAGCTACCGGAGAACAATGTGAAATCACCCAGGCAATCCACTCCATAAGAGGCTACCTAGGCTTGAACTTCACACTGTTATCTTGGACTTTATGTTTAATTATTTGACGCATGAAGAAATCTCCTGACATCAAGACGAGCGGAAGGGGTCCGAACATCAAGATGGTTGGAGCGATGACTACGGCCACACCCACCTTCTGACTTAAAGAAAGCTCCTCCATATATAGTAATGTATGGTTATTCTGTCTGGCTTGTGCCACTGAATCATCGTCTTCTGACCAGGGTCTACAAGTTTAGGCACATTCCACACATCACCATCTCGACCAATCACAGGACTATCCCTGACCCCGACAACCTTGGACATCTCTATGATATTGTGAATTTCAAGCCTTACGGAAAGATCGGAAAGCAGTATGTGGTCGATCCGTTACACGCACTTGGCTGGGAGTGCGACGTAGAGGATCTGGACATTCACCACACGCCTCACATGAGTCACGTGTATTCATTCTTTCCATATGACAAGGTGTTTCCTGTGTATCCAACGCCGACCCGATTGATCGCGGAGGTCTGTGTGGCGGACACCAGATCCCCAGATTGGGAGGAGTGGAAAATAATTAAAGAAAAGATTCCAAGATAAAGTACAATGGCTTTTTTACCTTTTCTTCGGCATGGCGATCTTTATGACCTTCTGGATACGACATCCAAGGTTCTGAATGAGCTTCCCAACATGGAGAAGCAGTTTAATACTAAAATGGCTGACAGATATCTATACAAGCGTACCCACACCACGGATGAGGGTTTTGAGATTGAGATGCACCTGCCCGGAGTTGGCAAGGACAACATTCATATCATGCTTTCTTCGGACGACCACGAGGTGACCATCGGATACGGTGAGAACCGAAGTGCCTCATTCGATTTGCCCAGTTACGTGGATGTGTCGGATGAGGGTTACAAGGCGAGTTACGTGGATGGGGTGCTTCGTCTGTTCTTCAAGATGCGAACTTCGGACAAGAAGCGCCGCGAGATCAAGCTTGATTAGACAAACAGTGTTCCGCCGAGTCCGCCTTGGCATCGGAAGACATTAAAGTTTACCGCGTAGAGTCTTGCTTTACGCGATATGCTATTATCGACCAGAGTTAGTTCGAAAATCTGAGTTGAGATTCGGCTCATGTTGACCGTTCCGGATGGAAACACTCCAGAATTTTGTCCCACGTTGAACACATTCGCCTTATAGCTTGGGGTCTGAACGTAATATTCATAAGGCTGAATGGCCCTCATGGACATTTGATCCAAGTTGAAATAAACTTGGCCATTCAAGAACAGACGCCATCGGGTCACCTGGTCGTTTGAATAGCTTGAATAATTTGAACTTACGCCTGAACTATAGTCGAACACGCCACTGGTCCCCGAGTCATTTTGTACGACCAGGACGAATTGTTTTATGGGATTTTCAAATTCGGTTTTGAAGCGGATCTGATTGAGATCTCCCAATGTGACTCTGGCAAGTTGTGTTTGCCTTATGACGTAATCCATCTGTTTTCCGAGGAAGAATTGACGGTGTTCGTCCGAAAGATAGGCAGCCTGCAAATTGACTTCTATATTGGGAAGTGTAACATTGCCAAGTTCGGCTTGAGTTCGCAGCGTGAGTCTCAAATCGATCGTGTGTCTGTTCAGAGCCAAAAGGGGAAAAGAATTTTCGTATCCTTTTCCGAAAAATGGAAGCTCGACAATGAAATTTTTCGAAGGCGCACTCGTGCCGTAGGAGGTTGGAGTGACATTCCTAACCAAGAGAACGTCGTTGCTGTCTCGGGTCCTCTGTGAATCCGTAAGATCCGACATCACAGCCATATACTCTCCAGTCAAACTCACGATGGTCTGACCTCCCACCAGAAGTTCTACACGTTCTATGAAAGCATGTGCGGCATCCTGTGGGACTGTCTGTGTGTTTACATAACTAAAATTCAGAAAGAAACCCGTTATGATATCACATGTGTCGTTGTCTATCGTACAAATACTCGATCCACCAAAACGGATATCAGAATTAAAAGCCAGACGAAGGTTCTCGGACGTGTATCCCGCGCGATCGGTGAAAACTTTTTGATAATAACTTAGTTCGGGCGTCCCTGTCAGAAAAGTGTCTTGGTATCCTGTGACGGCAAGCCGCATACTATTATGATGTGTCAAAAAAAGATTTGAAAAAATACATACGACTAATAGACATGAACATTCAACTCAAAAAATTCAACCCCGCTTCAATGGGTGACGACAAGGTGTGTGTTTTCATAGGGAAGCGTGGCACAGGAAAATCGACGCTGGTTACGGATATTCTCTATCACAAGAAGCATCTCCCGGCGGGCGTGGTGATGTCGGCGACCGAAGAAGGCAATCACTGGTATCAGCAATTTATTCCAGACTTGTTCATCTACGGTGAATACGACAAGGACATCATAGAGAGGGTCATCGACAGGCAGAGGAAGATGGTGAACATGAAACCACCGCCAGGGAAGCAGGAACTGACATCCAGGGACATCGGAGCCTTTATCCTGATGGACGATTGCATGTACGATCGACGTTTTCTGAAGGATGCCTGCATTCGTCAGTGCTTCATGAATGGACGTCACTGGAAGATTTTCTTCATGTTGACGATGCAGTACTGCATGGACCTAAGCCCTGATTTGCGTGCGAATGTGGACTATGTCTTCATCGCTCGAGAAAATGTAATCCAGAACCGAGAAAAGTTATATAAGGCATTCTTCGGAATCTTCCCGAATTTCGATATGTTCAACCAGGTGATGACTGCGTGCACCGAAAATTACGAGGTTTTGGTGCTGGACAATACCAGCAAGTCCAACCGGATCGAGGACTGTGTGTTCTGGTACAAGGCCAAGATCCATCAGAATTTCCGTGTGGGTTCGCAGCAATTCTGGAATCTCCATCAGAAGACCTATAAAAAGGCGGGAGGCGCCACCAAGCCCGGTCAGGATCCTAACGATGTCAAGAGAAATAGGAACTCCCAAGCCCTGCAAGTGAAGAAGTTGAAATAATTATTCAGGGTCAGGACGATGTCCGAATGGACATCCGACACAATGGAGACCAAATCCATCGCACTCGCGACGACCGCGCTCATTGACTCTGGGTTGGTGAGCGAGAGCAAAGCAGATGCGCTGGCTACTCACCTGAGCAAGGGCGCCAAGAACTGGTGCATCAAGCAAATGAAACCCGGCGACGCGAACGAAAACCAGAAGGAGCTACAAAAGTTCAACTCAAAGGTTTGGACGGAATATCTCGCCAAGAGGAACTACATATTTGATGTTACTGAAAGTGGAGTGGTCAAGCGCAAGACACCACTGGTGGAAAAGCAGGAACGCCTTTTGGAGATCAAGAACAAGATGGTTGGTAAAACCTTTGTGCCACCCATCAAAAAGGTCAGCAAGAGGCTTCTGGACCAGGCACGACTCAAGCGACTTCTCACTATGGTCAAGAAAGACATCGAAGAGATGGAGAACGAGATGAAGGGTCTGTCAATGATCAATCAAAAACTGGAACGCTACTTTATTCGTCGACCTTCCTTCAAGCCCAAGATTTTCATCAACCAGGAAGAAGAATACCTCGACCTTCCTGACATCCCCAAGAGGAAGCGCATCCTCAAGAGACTTTTACACCTTCTGAACATGAAACGTTTTGGCAAGATGGAAAAGATACACGAGAAACTCACACAAGTTCGCAGGGACACGATGACCAAGCTGGTCCAGATACAGCGAGACATCTTCATCAATAGCAAAGAGTGCTGGGTGCGTGCAGAAAGGGCATCGGTATTGGACAAGAAACATGCAAACGACGAACTCAAAGCCGAGCATTCCAAACTCTCGGAACACATCTCATCAAACCTGAGCGACTACATGGTCGAGGTGCCAAAGCCTTTCAAAAACGCCACGGTCATCAGCGAGAACGACACGCGGGCAAACTGGAAGAATCCAGACTTCAAACGCCTCTACGCGAACCGGATGCGTTCACTGATCTACGCGATTCGCAACAACGACAAGTCCAAATTTCTGGACAGAATCAAGTCGGGTGAACTCAAGCCAAGCACATTCGACACCAAGGAGATATGGGACCTTTGGTATCAGGAACCCAAGAAGGAGGTGGTCGAGAAGAAGCCAGAGGAATACGACGATGGGATGTTCAAGTGTGGCAAGTGCAAGTCCATGAAGACCACCTACGTGGAGAAGCAGACGCGCTCAGCAGACGAGCCCATGACCTTGTTCATCACCTGCAGGATGTGCGGTCACGTGATGAAGCGTTAAAGAAAAGACATGGAAGATAATTAGAATGTGTAGCATCTGCGGCGAAGACATTTCCTTTGTCTGTAGAGTCAATGTCCGTTGCGGTCATCACGTTCATCACGAGTGTCGCCTCGGTCTCGTCCCATTCACAAAATGTTCAATATGTAATAGAATTATAATTAATAAACTTGATGTCTACACGAGTGACAATGATGAAATATGCCACAAGCGTTGTGATACAAACACGCGACGCTACTATCCACCTTGTCCGGTGGAAGGGTGTGGAATGGCTCTACACAAACATCACGTGATCACAAACAAACAATGTCAGCAGCTCATAAAGGAACTCGAAGGAAAGACGTTTGAAGAACGCATGGCGATCTACCTTTCTTACGGATTCCGTGAAGATGAATTGGGAGGTGGAGAACTTGACGAAGAGACATGGAAAAGAATTCAGACAATCATCTCGGCTTCTTCACAGGAAAAGGAAACAAATGAAGAGGTTGTGATTCCGAAAGAACCCAAACCAAAACCGGTAATCACACCTCCCAAAACCTACGAACCCCGCGAACTTGGTCCCGGAGAGCGATATAAGCCACCAAACAAGTCTAGACGACCCCAAGAACACGGAGCTTCTCTAAAAACTCTTGTTCCTCGCTCTGTGAAGGGTAGGGTTCATGCGCCCCCTCAAGAAGATTTTGCTTTATTTTCGCAAGGTCCAATCTAGAAAGGGTCACAGATCCGAGAATGTAGTCCTCGTAGGCCTCGGCGACCGCTGGAATCAGTGGCTTCACCAGGTCGTACATCGCCTTGGCGTACAACTGGATCTCCGGTTGGGCATGACTGTCCATCCTGAGACGCAGATAGTGAAGGAGATTGTGCAAGTTTATCTTCCAATAGAACTCGGTGTAGGTCGATAGGGGCAGGTGCTCCCTAGCAGTTTCCCTGGCTACCCCGTGGTCCAAGAGTCTTTGATAGACCTCGAACGCCTGTTCGCACGAAGCCTTCTGGTCCCTCAGCAGCACCATAGACTCGGGAGAATCCAGTACTCCCTCGGAACCCTGGTGGTTCACCTTGGACTGACCACGGAACTCGACCGGAACGTGGAACTCCTCGGGCAGCTGCGAGTAGCGTCCAGAAATCTCATTGATGCTGGCGGTTCGGTGACGCATGTGCTGCCGAGCCAGAAAGATGGGCATCTTGATATGAAACTTGAAGTCCACCATCTCAAAAGGGGTTGTGTGGGCGTGACGGAGCAGGTAGCGAATCAATCCGCGGTCACTCCGAACACTCTTGGTGCCTTCTCCATACGACACTCGGGCGGCCTGAACTATGGCGTGGTCAAGATCCTCCCTCGGCATTGTATCGACAAGACGTACGAACCCATGCTTTTCAACACGGATTTCTGACATTTATACTACTATCGAATGTATTCTCTAATTAACATCACATCACAATCTCCCTCCACAGGGAGACCCTTGTCCCTCCACCCTTCCAAACCTTCTTCAAGAACAAATATGTTTGTGAAACCGTATTGATTCATGTGAACCTTGGCCATCTTGGCAACCAGCGACTGCTTGTTGTTTCCGTAAAGCACTATGGCTTGGTCGAATCCTGGGAATGTTCGACCCGTTCCTGAGAAAAGACCTTCCCCTCGCTTTTCCACATCCAAGTAAGTTACCTTTTCAACCTCTTTGGGTGGTTCACTTGGCGTATCCGGTTTTGTCGTTGGCATCACGATGGGTTCATTCTGTCTGGCGACTTCAACGTCGTACATTCGGAACGCCCTCTCCAATTCAGTCTCTTTGTTGATCTTCAATTTGGATGCGTCTTCAAGTTTCTTGGACTTTTCGGCAAACGCCATGGGCTCAATATTCATCAAAGGTCTCACTTGTTCAAAGGCAATTCTGGCACTGTTCTCTGCCATTCGAGCACTGTTGGCATCGTCGGTGGCGGTGATCACCCTAGCCCGCGCCAATAACAGGCGATCGGATCGCTCCCGAAGAACTTTTTCTTCGTATGATCTCTTTTCGATTCTCTTGGGGTCATTTTCGCCTGCAAGAACGGCATTGATGCGATCAAACTCTGCCATAGGAAAGTTGATCGAGTTCGGAAGCCTGCAATTTTTGAAATGAGTCTGAGAACCTACGTGAATCAACATAAGATTTGGTCGTGACAGTCTGAGACTATGTAATTGTTCTGGTGAAACCATTATATTAATATTACTCATAATTTCTTACGGCGAGTGCCACGGGGAAGCGAGGAACTCCATCTTGGGTGAGTCCCTGAAATTGAACGGTGAGCAT